CAAAGCATACACCCAAACGGGTGTTTTGCTATATATTCCTCCATAGCTCAGTCGGTAGAGCGCATGACTGTTAATCATGATGTCACTGGTTCGAGCCCAGTTGGGGGAGCCAAGAGAAAAGTCAGTAATTGAGCCATAAACGGCTTGTTTACTGGCTTTTTTATTATGTTTTCATGTTTGTCTGGAACGCTGAGGAATGTGCAAGATATTGTGGGTTGCTACAATGTTGCTACAGATTTCAGGGTATTTCAAGGTATTTTAGGGTATTGACACTCAAAAAATAGTCCCCGATTGATTTCGGGGGCTTTTGTTGTTTTATGCGAGCTTTTTTATAGCGTCATAGAGCGTGTCAAGCTCTTGAATAATGTAATGGTTGATGTCGGTTTTGTATTCTGCGTGTCCCATAAGTGCGATGATGTCCTCTTCCCTTGCTCCTGCCGCTGACATTCTTGTTGAAAAGGTTCTGCGGCAAGAGTGTGGTGTGTACTCATTTCCTAAGCCCATAGCCTGCATTGCAGGACGAAAACAAGATTTTAAAAAGTAATCCTTGTTCATCGGTTTGCCGAAATCCTCGCCAAGTCGACAGAAAATAGTTTCTCCGTGATGATTTATACATTCGGTCACCATTTTTTGAATTTTAGGGTGTATAGGTATTAATCTGTTCTTGCCTGCATCTGACTTTATGCCGGCAATAAAGTAAGGTATTCCTTGTTCGCTGATGTGATATTGTTCGGTTGTGAGCGTTAAGAACTCTGATACTCTAAAATTGAGATAACACATAATGTATGAGTAGTCTGCATATGGTACTTTGCCTATATTCTGCCGGATGAGCTCTAATTGTACCTCGGTGAATCTTGTGGCATTGACTTCTTCGGGTTCGGGAAGTTCTATAAACTCGGCATAATTTTTAATGGCTATGTCCTGCTCCATAGCGTACTTGGAAATCTTGGTCAAAAACACCTTAATTTTGTGCAATGCTGAAAATTTTAAGCCGTCGCACATCTTAGGTGTGTCGGTTATCTTATATGTACCTTTTCCGTTTGGTAAGAGATATTTTAGCTTGCCTCCGACACCTTCTTCGTGGTGCGGATTTTCGTAATAATCGACAATTGTTTGAAAGTCGAAAGTTTTTAAATCTCTAAACTTACGGCTGTATAACGGTCGTAGCTTAACCCAAGCGGCATTGTAAGAGCTCTTGGCATCGTCGCTCAATTTTTGATATGCCTTAGTTTTTAACCAGCGCTCTCGCAGTTGCGCAAATGTTATGTTAATGTTGCTTGTAGGGGCTGATTCATAGTCTGTTAGGGCTTTGACCGCCTCTGTGCGTGTTGCAAATCCTCCGACATACACACGCTTACCTGTTATTGTTGAGGCGACATACCACGGCTTTGTCTTACTGTCCTTGCGATAATAAATAGAGCCTGTGCCGTTTGCTCTCTTTTGTTGTCGTTTAGGTTTATCGGTTTGATTTTTACCACAGTAAGGACAATACACAAAATCGTCCTGTAGTTCTCTGTTACACCGTCGGTTTATACATTTTTTCATTTTAGCACCTCTAAAAACGGGCGCAAAAATCCCCTGTAAAATGTTGTAATTTTCGCAGAGGTGTGGTACAATATTATTGCTTGATTAAAGTACCGTTGCACCCGTTGTAATGGTTTCCGCTCTGTTCGACTGGTACTCGAATGGAGCGGATTTTTTATTATGTTTTATTTTGGATAATCAGCGTAATTTTAGCGTAATAAGTTTTAATATCCTCAGCATAGCCAATATACAAATCTTTAATACCTAAAATTCGTGACTGATTATTTTTAACAAAATCGCAATCTTCAGTGTGTAAGTTACCTATCTCCATACCGTTTGCAATTATTTTAATTGCTGGTTCACCTTGATAGCTGTACTCTTGCATTGATACATTAACAACCTTGCCTGCTTGCTTGTCAGCCCTAAGTCTTTTAAGACATTCTTGTCTGTTGCCGAATGTAACACCTGCAACTTTCATCTTTTTAGAGTGTGATTTACCCGTTTCAGGCTTCACATTCACTTGTGGTTGTGGTGTCGGCTGTTTTGGCTTGCCGAACAGTTTAGAAAGTAATCCCATTGTTTTGCCTCCTTATTTTATATTGACAAATAACGCAAATAAATGTACAATAAAATATAAAGAAGGTTAGCGCCTTTTTTAAATCCCTATTTTGACCGTTTGCAGTGCCAGCTGTGAGCGGTCTTTTTTTATTTTTGGTTGCAAAGTCCGTTCTATGGGACTTTGTAATATATTACCAGCATTTACCACTTGAAATTGTCGAACAAAATTTCTATAATTTAATTATAGGAATTTCGTCCAAATCTTATGAATGAAAGGAAATTAATTCATGAAAAAGAACACAGCGATTAGACAAGAAATAATTGAATACATAAAATCCATCGAAAATCACAAAGCCTTAGTAGCCATACTAAAGTTTATAAAAATCATATATCGCCGTAACTTGAACGGTCGAGGGGGAGCTTAATGCTCCCCTTTGTTTTTGTCCGAAACTCCTTTAATAAAGTTCTTGAACACTTGCCGTTCCAACGGCGCCATACTTATATATGTACGAATAATGTCAATGTCGATTTCATCAAGGTCATACTCTGCTCTAAGAGCATCAATCACGACATCTTCGCTTTCTTCGTCAAACATCTCTCCCTCGCCTGTTTTGAGCCATTCGAGGTTTACATTAAAAACAGCTCCGATATCCTTTATAGTTCTTTCGGACAATTCTCTTTTTCCGTTTTCACATAAATTTATAAAATTACAACTCATGCCAAGTTTATCTGCAAATTTTTGCTGAGATAGTCCTAAATTTGTGCGTACAACCTTTAATCTATCATTAATGGTCATTGTGTTGTCACCTCTCTTCGCTTATTATTATAAAACAAATTATACAACAAGTCAATATTTATTTTTAAAAAAGTTTTAAAAATATATTGACAAGTCAAAGAAAAAGGATTACAATATATACAACAAGTCAACGAGGAGGTGAAAACAATGACAGATAAACAGGAGATGGACATCAAGTCAATCGGCGCAGAACTTGCGAAAATCTTGATTGATATGACAGATGAAGAAAAGGCTGTTGCTTTCGCAATGATGAAAGGAATGGTCGTGGGTAAGCAGATAGCCGAACAGCAGAAATCAGCATAAATAGGAGGTGTGAAAAATGATTGACAAAATCCTTATCAACCCTAAAACAGGCGAGCCATACAAGAATGTACCGCCCAAAGTTGCCGCGCAGTATCTCGACATTACTCCCGAGTTCGTTTATAACGGACTGCGTGAACAGAGGTTGCCGATAGGCACAGCTTGCCTGTTCAAGGGCGGTAAATGGTCGTATAACATTCCGCTCGAAAGGCTCATAGACTACGCAACGAAATGTAATGTTATTATTGCGAAAGGAGTGTAACAAATGTGGTTAAGAAACTATCCGACACGCAGAAAACTGCTCAAAGATGTGGAAAACCTCAGAGCAGAGAACAGACATCTCAGCATTGAACTGAGAAACGCAAGAACAGATCTTGCACTTGAAAAAACAGCGTCAAGCGGTTACAAGCACGAAAACCGAGAGCTAAAACGCAAGCTCAAAGCACTTGAAACGCCTGAATCCGAAGCATTCGGTTTTGAATGTGTGGGGGTCAGCAAATGTCGAGGCTAAATAAAACATGGACGGCCGATGAAATAGATTATCTTGTATCTGCTTGGGGCAATGTTAATATGGCCACTATAACAAAACACCTTGATAGATCTGAATGTGCAATAAGGCTAAAAGCTGGTAAGTTAAACTTAGGACCTTTCTTGGCTAATGGCTATAGATATATCACAATAAGTAATCTTTATAAACTCATTCGTCCAAACACTTCTGCCACTTATTTAAAAACATCGTGGGTAAAAAATAGGAATCTGCCTACTCACAACATATCAAGAAGTTCAAAAACAAATTTTACTGTTGTTTACATGGATGAATTTTGGATGTGGGCGGAGAGAAATCAGTATTTTTTAGATTTTTCTAAACTTGGAAGATATCAATTGGGACCTGAGCCTGATTGGGTAAATCCAAAGCGAGAGGCAGACATATTAAGGAACAGTTTTATCAAAGCAACTCCATGGACGAACAGAGAAGATAACCTTCTCAAAGAATTGCTTAAAAAGCAAAAGTATGGCTACAAAGAGCTATCGCACATATTGTGCCGTAGCGAAGGAGCTATACAGCGCAGAATTAATGACCTAAACATCAAATACCGCCCTGTAAAAGCTGATAACCATCAAAAATGGGCTGAATCTGAATACACTTTACTTGGCGAAATGATTAAATGCGGAAGCAAATATGAAGAAATATCCGACAGAATCGGTCGATCAGTTAAAGCTATCAGAGGACGTGTATTTGATAAGTATCTCACGGAAATATATAGGCAACGGAAACTTTGGAGACGGAACGCCTGACAAGCCGTTAAAATACAAGCGACTTATGTCGGACGAAGAAAAAAACAAAGCTAATCTATTGTTATCGATCCTCGCAGGAGATTTACTTTGTGTTGCAAAAACGAACTCAAATGTTGATGAGGAATACAGTGAATATTGGCAAAAGGATATGTGCTTGAATTGGAGCAATATTAAAGGCTGTATTGCATGCGAAAAAGATTGCGACAGTTGCACATCATTTAAAAGAATACCCGTACAACATTGTAAGCGTTGTGGAAAAGATTTTTTTGAACGAAAAAGTGCTGATTTTTGCATTGGTTGCAGAACAGCTCGTCTACATCAAGCGCAGAAAAAATATGCAATACTTCAAAGAAAAAAAGAAAAATCCGCTGAAGCTCTGCAAAGCCTCAACGGATAGCAAGGATATAACAAATATCGCCGATTTGATTATATCCTTTATTGATTAAAAAATCAAGAAGGAAGTGATATTTATCGAATTACTTGAATTTAAAAACAAAATTTTTGAATTACTCAATGTTACCAAAACATCAGAAATCGGAAATGCTTTACTTGATGTTGTTTTAAAGCCAAATTTTTATATTTTTGATGAGTATAAAAAACTTGATGACGGTTCAAAAGACTGGCTGCAATCGTTGTGGCAATATTATGAAGCCGACAGAACAGAAAAGAAACAGGATTATACTCCAAAAAGCCTTTGTAAATTAGTCTCTGCTTTAGCTGGTAATTGTGAAACGGTTTACGATTGTTGTGGCGGTAGCGGTGCTTTAGCGGTACAAATGCTAAAAGATAGTAAAGCGAAATTTGTTTGTGTTGAAGAGCTTGATGAAAAAGTTATACCATTTTTGCTTTTTAATCTGTGTTTGCATAATGTAAACGGCTATGTTTTAAATGGCGATGTATTGACGCGCAAGTTTTTTAAGATATATAAACTTTCGGCGGATGACAAATATAGCAAGGTGGACGAATTGCCAAGCAACGAACAAATCAATCTGCATTGTGATGTTGCAGTAAGCAATCCGCCTTACAACATCAAATGGCAACCGCCGTTACCGCTTGAAAATGACATTAGATTTCCCGTTATTCCACCCGCAAGTAATGCGAATTATGCTTTTGTTTTTAATTGCATTGCGAAAGCAAACAAGGCAGTCTTGATTCTGCCAATGGGCGCATTGACGCAACGCAATGAATATGATATACGAAAATATTTGGTTGATAATGATTTGATTGAGTCGATTATTACTTTACCAAATAATATGTTTGAATGTACGAGTATATCAACTTGCATAATGGTTTTAAACAAAAACAAAGCAAACAAAGGCAAAGTGAATCTGATACATAGCATTCAAAACTTTGTCGTTGAAGAGCGAGAACAAAATGGGCAATTTGGCGGTAAAAGCCACACGAACAGAACTTACAAAAAGAAATATAATGTTTTGTCCGATGAAAATATAAGTAAAATCATTCAGGTTATCGAAAACCTAACAGAAGTGAATGAATTTTCTTTGATAAAGTCAAACGCAGAGATAGCAGAAAAGAAATATATGCTCGCTCCGAGTATGTTTTTTGATGTTAGCGTTGAAGATTTTGAAGATAGCAAACATCGTGATTTTCAGGAAATTGCCGATAATATCAATTATATTACCAAAATGCAAAACGCTTGTAAGTTAGTTATCAACGAAACAATTGCCCGAAAATTAGGCTTTGATGTTCAGCATTATAAAGATGAAAGCAAAAACTCAAATCAGTTTGCTGACGAACAATTCAAGTTTTTAGGAATTAAAATTGAAAAGTCTGATTATATCCAATTTACCAAAAATAAGAACGAATTTGCATTTAAGTGCAATGACAAAGAATTGTTGCCGGATATTTTCATTCATTTTTTGAGAATGTGGAAAAACCAAATTTCTTTGCTCAATACGATGCAAAATCAGTATTTATCAGAACTCAGGGATGCAGAACTCCCTGAATTGATGTCCGGAAAAATATCGCTTGAAAAGGAGGAAGGTTGAAAAAATGTCAGAAATAACAGTAAGCGAACAGCATAAGCAGGCAATTGAACTGCATCAGAAGATAATTGTCAGCGCAAACCTTGCACAGCAGAACATATGGGATATGTGCAACGCACTCAAGACTATGCGTGACAACAAGCTGTACAAGGAGCTTGGATATCAGAACTTTGAGGACTATTGCGAGAATGAAGTAGGTATGAAACGCAGAAATGTTTATAACTATATTTCTATTGTAGAAAAAATAAACGCTGAAAATGTGCAATCGATTGCACAAATTGGAATGACAAAACTTGCTCTTCTTGCCACCATAAGCGAACCCGAACAGGCAGAAATCGCCGAAAAGCTTGACCTTGAAAACACAACGGTCAAGCAGTTAAAGGCAGAGATTGACAGACTGAAGGACGAAAAGCAGGAGGCAACCGACAAGAGCATTGACTATTGCAGACAGCTCAATAACGCTAAGAAAGACGCCGACTATTACAAACAGCAGGCGGACACTTCAAAAGAAAGCTACCGCAATATTGAAAATCAGCTTGCAGAGGAAAAGAACAAAAATTTCAAGCTGACGAATAAAGTTCAGGAGCTTGAAAGCCGTCCTATTGAAGTTGCCGTTGCAGAGCCGACAGATTATGAACGCAGACTTAGTGAAACAATCAAATCAATTGAAAAAGAAAACGAAAAGCATAATGACAGGCTCGAGGCTGAATATCGTGAAAACGAAAAAATTGTCAGAAAACAGCTTGAGGATGAAAAACAGGAGGCTCTTCGCAAACAGAAAGAGGAGTATGAAGAAAGGCTGAAAAATGTTCAGACTGCCGACGGTCCATCAGATGACAAGGATGTCTTTAAGGCATACTTTTCAATTGCATATGACAGCTTTGTCCGTATGCTCGATTTCGCCAAGCAGTCACAGGACAAGGAATTTTTCAAAGGCAAGGTTGAACATTTAATAACAGCACTTGCCACACAAAACATAAATCTTTAAGGAGGAGCAACAATGAAACTTTATGAGCTTACCGAGATGTACTCGGATTTATTTAATCAGTTTGACGCTATCAACGAATGGGAACCCGATACGAATGCAGACGGAATGCCGATTGATGATGACGGCAATATCATAGCCAATGTGGACGCATACCGCAACAAGATGTTGACAGCGTGGTTCGATACTCTCACGGGCATTGAGGGCGAATTTGACGAGAAAGCTGAGAGCATTGCAATCTACTACAAACAGCTTCTTGCCGAGGCTAAAATGCTTAAAGCCGAAAAGGCGGTAATTGCAAAAAGACAGTCACAAAAAGAAAAACAGGCGGAGAGCCTTAAAACCTATCTGTTTAAGTCAATGCAGGCACTTGGCAGACAGAAGATTGATATGCCGAGAGCAGTTATGTCACTTAAAAAGAACGCTCCGAGCCTTGTTATTGATGATGAAATTTCATTTGTTGAGTGGGCAGAGGAACACAATCTTGACCACCTTTTGAAGTACAGTATGCCCGAAGTGAAAAAGAATGATGTCAAGGCTCTCTGCAAAAAGGGCGAAGAAATCCCCTTCGTACATATGGAAGCCAAGCAGTCGTTAAGTATTAAGTGAGGTGTTATTTATGGGATTACCTATATTGGTTTTAGGATATTCAGGCAGCGGAAAATCTGCCTCTTTAAGAAATTTCAAAGCAAATGAACTGGCTCTTGTGAATGTAAACGGAAAATCACTTCCGTTCAGAACAAAATTTACTTCTTCAATCAATTCCGACAACTACATAGATATTGAGAACTTTATCAAAAAGCAGAAATGCAAGTCGATTGCAGTTGATGACGCACAGTATCTCATGGCTAACGAGTATATGAGAAGAGCCAAGGAAACAGGCTTTCAGAAGTTTACCGATATCGGTAAAAATTTTTGGGAGCTTGTGAAAGAGGTTGAAACTCTCCCAAATGACACGATTGTTTATTTTCTCAGCCATATTGAAACCGACGAAAACGGCAGACAGAAAGCTAAAACAATCGGCAAGTTGCTTGACGAAAAAATCTCGGTCGAGGGAATGTTTACCACGGTTTTAAAAACTGTTGTCGTTGACGGCAAGTATCTTTTTGCAACACAAACGGACGGTAACGATACCTGTAAAAGTCCGATAGGCTTGTTTGATTCAATGTACATATCAAATGACCTTAAAATTGTTGATGAAGCATTGAGAACATACTATTCAATGCAACCCGAACAGTATTGTGATGAGTGCAAAGCACCGATACTTTCGGACGGTAAACGCACCGTTAAACAGATCATTGACGGCACAACCAAAAATTACGGCAGACAGCTCTGTATGCAGTGTGTTGCAAGGCTGATAAAGCAGAAGAAACAGGAAAAGCAGAGAGAGGGTGCAGACAATGCAACTTCGACCGTATCAGAATGACCTTGTTGAACAGGTAAGACAGGCTTGGCGAGATGGTTACAAAGCCCCTTGCATTGTCCTTGGGTGCGGTGGCGGAAAGTCCTGCATTGTCGCAGAAATTGCAAGACGAACAACTTGGAACGGGAAACGGGTGCTGTTCCTTGTTCACAGGAGAGAGCTTGTTGACCAAATATTCAGAACCTTTGTCCGCTGGGGTGTGCTTATGGATTTGTGCCAAATCGGTATGGTGCAGACCTTTACACGAAGATTGAAGAAACTGCCAAAACCCGCACTTATCATCACAGACGAAAATCATCACAGCCTTGCTCAAAGCTACAAACGCATTTACGAACATTTTGCAGATGTTCCGAGGGTTGGCGTCACCGCAACGCCTGTTCGCTTAAACGGTGACGGTTTGGGTGATGTCAACGATAAGCTAATAGTCGGGGTGAGTACAAAATGGCTCATTGAGCATAACTGCCTTGCCCCGTATGACTACTACGCTCCGAGTGTCGCCGACCTTACGGGTTTACACACCAAAATGGGCGAGTATGTCACCGCCGACATTGAAAAGGCAATGATAAAAAACACGGTATTCGGTGATGTTATCAAATATTACAAACAGCTTGCAGACGGTAAAAAAGCCGTCTGTTACTGTTCCTCGGTAAAGCACAGTCTTGCAACAGCGAAGGCATTCCGTGACGCAGGAATTTCAGCCGAGCATATTGACGGAGCAACTCCGAAGGCACAGAGAGAACAGATTATAGCCGATTTCAGAAACGGCAAAATTACAATCCTCTGCAATGTGGATTTGATTTCAGAGGGCTTTGATGTGCCTGACTGCGAATGCACAATTCTGCTCCGTCCTACTCACAGCCTTACGCTTTACATTCAGCAGTCAATGCGATGTATGCGCTATAAGCCAAACAAAAGGGCGGTAATCATTGACCATGTGGGCAACTATGCAAGGCACGGAATGCCTGATGACGACCGAGAATGGACGCTTGAAAAACGCAAAAAGCTGAGTGTTAAAAAAATCGAAAAGGAGCAGGAGGAAAAGGTCAGACAATGTCCCGAATGTTTCTTTACATTTTCAGCACCGCCGGCAGGGCAGAAAGCCGTGTGTCCGCATTGCGGTTATGTATTCCCGACAGCCGAAAGAACCGTTGAAACCGATACCACCGCAAAGCTCATTAAGGTTGAGGGATTCAAGCTTGATTTCAGCACACCCGATGATTGCCACAGCTATGCGGACTTGCTTGCATACGCAAAAAGCCACGGCTACAAAACAGGCTGGGCATATTTTCAGGCACGAAAGAGAGGTATGATAGCTTGACAGAAGAACACGCAATTCAGAACAAAATCCGTATTGCAATTGCACCGTACTGCGATATTTTCCGTATAAATGTAGGTGCAGGCTTTACAAAGGACGGCAGATATTTCAATACGGGAGTTCCGCCCGGATTTTCGGATTTGTTCGGTGTCAGAAAATCAGACGGCAGGGCGGTCTTTATCGAGGTTAAAACACCCAAGGGCAGACCTACCGAAAAACAGCAGAAATTCATACAGATGATGAAACTCAACGGTGCGGTAGCAGGAATATGCAGAAGTGCCGATGAGGCAATAGAGTTAATAACAAAGGAGTAAAATTATGGGATTTAAAGCAAATTGGAGCGAGGCGGCACAGTCTAACTCACTCAAACCCGAGGGCGATTATGAGTGTCTTATCGCTAAGGTTGAGGAGAGAGTAACAAAGAATGGCAAAGAAAATCTGAACATCTCAATGGTAATCAGAAATGATGTTGAGCAGAACTATAAAAACGGATATATATTTGATACATTGTGGAAGAAGAAAGAGCCTACAAACGCAGACTTGCAGGTCAAGGGATACAGCTATGGTCAGATTATGGCACTCGGCAAGGCGGCAGGACTTCCCGATGGCAAGGAGTACGACAGCCTTGAGCAGTTCTGCGGTGAGCTTGTCAATAAGCCGTTGCGTGTAACTATAAAGCACGAAGAATACAACGGAAAAACACAGGAGCGAGTAAGCTGGAGAAATCCTACAAAATATCCGACTGTAAAGCATATTCCAAAGCAGACGACAACCAATACAGCTACAGCCTATGCACAGCCACAACAGAGTTATGCACCTGCACAGACAGCAAATCAGGGCTTTGTTGATATGCCGATTGACGATGATTTGCCGTTCTGATTTTAAAGAAATTCTTCGGGAATTGCATAAAACAGTGCAATTTTCACCGTGTTTTTCCTTATATATGGAGGTGAAAAAATGGGCTTTACAAATTTAAACCCAAATAAAAATAAATATTTTGCAGTTCCCGAGGAATTGAAAGGTTACAAAAACTGGGTGTGCTGGCAGTCATATCCCGATCCGAAATCGCACAGCGGAATTTCAAAGAAACCGATAAATCCAAGAACGGGTGGCTTTGCAATGCCGAATAACTCGGACACTTGGTCGGACTTTGAAACAGCAGTCAGAGAATCCGCCAAATATTCGGGTATAGGCTTTATGTTCTCAAATTCACCGTTTTTCGGTGTTGACCTTGATGATATGCCGAATGACATTCAGGACTACCAAAACGGCGGAGCTGACAACATAATCAGCGAGTTTGTGAACACTTTGCAGAGCTACACCGAATTTTCGCAGAGCAAGACAGGCATTCACATAATCTGCAAGGGAACTCTTCCCGAGGGCAGAAGAAAGGCGAAGAATGATTCGGGCGGTTTTGAAATGTACGAAAACGGCAGATTCTTCGTTGTGACAGGCGATTACTGCTCTGCATATGCGTACATAAACGATTGCACCGAAAGCATAAAGCCGTTGCATTCAAAGTATCTCGGCAAGGCAACAGAGCCACAGCCTAAGCTCCGTAACATTGAGGTCAATCCGAACACCGTTGACGATATTGTCAGAATCGCCTGTAATGCCAAGAACGGAAGTCTTTTCAAGGCTCTGTACAGCGGTGATTTTTCGGCTTACGCGTCACAGAGCGAGGCGGACATGGCTTTTTGCAATATGCTTGCGTTCTGGTGCGGTTGCGATACCGACAAAATGGATTCGATTTTCAGACAATCAGGCTTAATGCGTGACAAGTGGGACAGAAAACAGTCGGGTACAACCTACGGCATTATAACCTTGCAAAAGGCTGTGTCGGGCTGTACGCAGACCTATAACCCAAAACAGCATAACGATTATTCAATTTCAATCGGTGAGGACAAGGCTGTTCAAGCGGTTGACGAAGAAAAAATGCGTGCCTACACCTTTGACGATATGGGTAATGCCGACAGGTTCGTTGATTTATTCGGAGATAATGTAAGGTATTGTTACACCGAGAAAAAGTGGTATTACTACAATTCTATGAAGTGGTGTGTTGACAATATCGGGGTAGTTTTGCGAATGGCAGACAAAAGCGTTGAGGCTATGAAAGCCGAGGCAAAGCTATACTTGCAGGCTGATGAGGAAAGCGGCGGAGATATGTCGAAAGCATTTGAAAAGCATATGAAAGCAAGCCGTTCCAACAAGTCAAAAAAAGCAATGCTCAACGAGGTTGAACACCATATTCCCGTGCTTCCGGCACAAATGGATAAATATCGCATGGCATTAAATACCCCAAGCGGAATTATTAACCTTAAAAACGGCGAAGTAAGGGCACACAATCCCGAATATTATTTTACAAAGATAACTTCAGTTGACTGTTCTCAAACGGCAGAGTGTCCCCGTTGGCTTGCATTTCTTGATGATATTTTTGCAGGCGATAAGGAGCTTATTCGCTACATTCAAAAGGCGGTCGGTTACAGTCTGACAGGCTCAACAGCCGAGCAATGCGCATTCTTCCTTTACGGCACGGGACGAAACGGCAAGAGTACATTCATTGATGTTATCCGTGATGTATTCGGCGATTATGCCGCAAACATTCAGCCTGAAACAATTATGGTAAGAAACTCTCAGAGCAGTGCCATAAACAGCGACATTGCACGGTTAAAGGGCGCAAGGCTTGTCACCTCGGTTGAGCCGAACGAGGGCGTGCGAATTAATGAGGGACTTCTCAAACAGCTTACGGGTGACGATACCGTAACGGCAAGAAAGCTGTACAGCGAGGAATTTGAGTTCAAGCCCGAGTTCAAGCTGTGGATGGCGACAAACCATAAACCGATTATCAGAGGCACTGACACGGGCATATGGCGAAGAATACATATGATACCGTTCAATGTTCAGATTCCCGAGGATAAGGTTGATAAGAACCTTACGCATAAGCTCAAAGCCGAAATGACCGCAATTTTCAAATGGTGTATCGACGGCTGTATTCTGTGGCAGAGAGAGGGCTTAAAAATGCCGTCTGCCGTTCTTCAGAGCGTGAGAGAGTACAAGCGTGAAATGGATGTCATTTCCGCCTTTATCGAGGACAGATGTGTGTTAGAGGGTTCGGTTCAGGCAAGCACGCTCTATGCCGCCTATACAAGCTGGGCAGGGGATAACAACGAATATTGTATGTCAAATACCAAATTCAGCACCGAGCTTGCCAAACGATTTGAAAAAGTAAAGGGAAGAAATTTCAATTATTTCAATGGAATTTCAATTTATAAAGATTGTTAGTGTGGTAGCTTGAGGAGGGTTTACGGGTTTTTCTAACCTTTCGTATAAGAAAAAATAAACTAATACATATATAGAAAGGGTTCTTTAAAATCGCACCAAACCCACCACAAGCCTCCGCAGGAGGTAATATGAAAAAATATGATTTTAACAATCCACAGGTGTTTGAACAGCTTGAAGATAAAGCAATTGACGGTCAGCTTGATTACTCAGCCTTTCCTCCGCCCGAATACAAATACTTTTCAAGGCTTGCAAAGGTCGGCTACAACAACCGTCATAAAGGCTGGGACATAAACATCTGCCTTGAATGGCAGGACAAGCTCAGAACGGAGTATAAGCGTGACAGAAACAACGCAGACGAATACCGTATGCTCTCACAAAGAATTATGGATAATGTAAAGAAAAGCGCCGACTTCGTCCGTAAGATGTATCAGTCCCAAACCAACGAGCAAACCGTAATCAATGCCCTCCAAGCCTTAGAATGCCTAACCAACGAAAACGGCTTAACCAAAAGAATAACCGAAAAATTAAAGGAGAGTGATAGAAATGAAACTCAGACAGGAAATCAATAACACCCGTGATATGATTGACGGTGAACTCAATCGCATTATGGTCACAGATGATATAGAAGAGATAAGAGGGTTGACATATTATTTATTCTGCAACATAAATGACCTTATCCGCAAGAACCAACAAAGAATTGCCAAATCGTTGAGAGGTGAAGAAAATGATTGATTGTTCAAAAACAGAGAATTATTTCGCTGAAAAGCGAAGAATGACGAAAAGGACAAAGAATGGATTATGCAAAACTAAGTGTAGTGACTGTCCTTTGTGTAGTGATAACAACGGTACATCTGAAGATATGAGCTGTACAACTTTTGAAATGTATTACCCTGAAAAGGCGGTTAAGGCTGTACAGAGGTGGAGCAACGAGCATCCGCAAAAGACATTTGTTACGGAGTTCTTGAAGAATTATCCCCGTGCAGTAGTCAATGGTGATGGAATCCCTAATTCAGTTTGTCCGTATGACTTAGGGCTGATGAATAAGCATGATTGTAGAAAAAACTGCATTGAATGCTGGAATGAGCCTATTGAGGACGGTGAAGAGTGATGGCATTTCCTGAAAAGCTAAAAGCGTTAAGACTTGAAAATGGCTTAACGCAAGATGAATTGGGCGAAAAGCTCTATTTGAGCAGAACAAGTATATCTTACTATGAGCAGGGAAAATTTGAGCCTAATATCGAAACCATAATAGCTGTGTCAGATTTATTTAATGTCACAGCAGACGAATTGTTGAAGTGAGAAAGGGACAAAGATGATACTAAAAAATAAAATCAAAATAACTGGGATGGAAAGACTTAAGCCTTGTCCGTTTTGTGGCTATGATGCAGAAGTGCGAATGCTCAAATATTCGACAGGTTTCTATAATTACGAAATCTATTGCCCACACGAATACAAATGTTATTTATTTGGTGCAGTTGAAAAAAACTTCGATTCAGCAGAGGATGCCGTAAGAGCGTGGAATCAGCGTGAAGAAAGTGAGTAAAACAAAATGAAAAATATTAAAAACATTACCGTTAATTACGATAACGGCGAAATAGAAACCTTAAATAAAGGTGTAGTTGTTAGCTTTGATGAAATCGACAATGAAGAAGAAACTATCAAAATCAGATATCGTATGTGCGATATTAAAGGCAAGGATTTGCATTTGATTGTAACCGCTGTTGTTGCGTTGGCGCAGAAACTTGGTATGCTTGACGAGGAGTGTGAAGTAGATTGACGGTTAATGATTTTAAAAGGGGGGCAACGAATTAGTGGACAAAATACACAGGGCTGATGTTGATTTTTCAACGCAACTTGAAAAGGCTATGAAGCTGAGAGATATCGGCCCGACAAAGTTAGCGAGGAAATCGGGAGTTCAACGCAGTCAGATTTGTAGATACCTAACTGCCGAAATAGCGCCGACGACGAACAATATACGAAGGTTGTCGATTGCTCTGAATGTTACTACTGATTATTTATTGGGGCTGGCTAAAACAGACGAAAGATAACAAACAATAATTAAATTGCACCAATAATGCAACGAGAAAAAATATACAATGGACTTATAATGCAGACGGACTATCTGTGTTGTAAGTCCATTTTTTATTTGGTGGTGTACGGTATGGCTAAGGCATTTGCCATAGGATTTTATAAATCTAAAAAGTGGCAGGACTGCCGACAAAGTTTTATCGCAGAGCGAATGCTTGTTGACGGCGGATTGTGTCAGCTATGTAAAGAGCGACACGGCTTTATCGTGCATCATAAAATCATGATCAATGAGAGCAACATAAACAATCCTGATGTTACTCTCAACCACGACAATCTTTTATATGTGTGCAAAAAATGTCACGATGATTTGCCGGGACACGGGTTAGGTTGCGAACCGAAAAAATATTTTTTTGATGAGAGCGGAATGCTCCGACCGATTATCCCCCCCGTTGAAAAATCGGAAACCGGTGACCGTAGGACCGAGGGGGGCAGTTAGATTTTTTGCGCGCCTTATATATAAGCCCCCCCTCCCCCTCAAAATCGTGTGAAAGGACGGTGACTTGAAATGACTGACGAACAGAAAGAACAAAGAGCGATAAAGCGAGAAGTAAAGCGATTAACGGAAATCTACAAGGACATAGAGGTTAAAAGAAAAGACCTCGCTGTTGGCTTGATTGAAAATGCGGCGTTCACTCGAATCAGACTTAAAGAACTGCAACAAGACATTGCAATTTATGGCTTGACTGAATTATTTTCGCAGTCGGAAACACAAGAGCCGTACTCACGCAAAAGACCTGAGGCAGATTTGTATAATACCATGCTCGGCAACTATCTCAAATACATTAAACAGCTCAACGATATGCTTCCGAAAGTGACCGAGGCGAAGACTGTGACAACAGACGGCTTTGACGATTTTGTCGAGGGGCGTGACAAGCTTTGAAGCGCTATCCATTGAGCTATAATCCGATACTCGAATACTACGAACAGATACAAAGCGGTAAGGTTACTGTTTGCGACAAAATACGCAAATGGTACAAACATTTAAGTGATAAGGTGATTAATCCGACGGACGGCTATCATTACGAAGCTAAGCGAGGAAATCACATCATTGAATTTGTTGAAAACTATTGCCGACATAGTAAAGGCAAAATGGGCGGTCAGCTTGTAAAGCTTGAACTCTGGGAAAAAGCGTGGCTTGCGGCGACTTTTGGTTTTGTAGACGATGACGGCATCCGGCAGTACAACCTATCTGTGCTGATTATCGGGAAGAAAAACGGCAAGTCTTTGCTTGCCTCTGCAATAGGCTTGTATATGCTTATCGGTGACGGTGAACCCGGTCCCGAAGTGTATGCAGTCGCCACCAAGCGAGACCAAGCCAAGATTATATGGCAGGAAGCAAAACGAATGGTTCGCAAGAGTGAAACTTTATTGAAGCGAATTAAACCGCTGTTGAATGAATTGAGTTCAGAAGATTACAACTGCGGAGTATTTAAGCCGCTTGCCTCTGATTCGGATACACTCGACGGTCTAAATGTGCATTGTTGTTTAATGGATGAGTTGCACCAGTGGAAGAACGGCAGACAACTCTATGACATTATGGCAGACGGTACGATCGGACGAGACCAACCGCTTATTCTTGTTACAACAACAGCCGGAAAAATCAGAGAGGACATCTACGACGAAATCTATGACGACGCCGTTCGCACTACGAATGGCTTGTTTGACGATGTAGGTTACAAAGACGAACACAGCCTTTACATTATCTATGAACTTGACAAACGTGAAGAATGGGAAAAGCCTGATTGCTGGGAAAAGGCTAACCCCGGACTTGGCACAATTAAAAACCGAAACGCTCTTGCAAGCAAGGTCAAGAAAGCGCAGGCAAATCCGTCACTTGTACGCAACCTTGTGTGTAAGGAATTTAACATAGCGGAAACATCAACCGAATCGTGGCTCAATTTTGAGGAGCTTAACAACGAAACAAAATTTGATGTTAAGGAACTCCGCCCAACCTACGGGATAGGCGGCGCAGACCTATCAAGCACAACCGACCTTACAGCGGCCAAGATGTTGTTCCGAGTGCCTGACAATGAAAACATTTATGTAATGTCTATGTACTGGATACCGGCAGACCTTGTGGAAAAGAAAGTTGCCGAAGATAAAATTCCTTACGATAAATGGATAGAACAGGGCTATATGAGGACTTGCCCCGGTAATAAGATTGACGCAAGTGTTGTAACAGCATGGTATCAAGAGCTGCAAGACGAATACGACATTTACTTATGGAAAGAGGGCTATGACGCTTGGTCAGCTCAGATGTGGGTTAATCAGATGATTGACGCTTTCGGACCTACCGTTATGGAAGCTGTACATCAAGGTAAGAAAACCCTATCTGCTCCGATGAAAGCCCTCAAAGCAGACCTCGTAAAAAAAAGAATAATTTATAACAACAATCCGATTGATAAGTGGTGCCTCGCAAATACTGCAATAGATGAGGACAGAAACGGTAATATACAGCCAATTAAGACCTCAAAGTCAACGAGACGAATTGACGGTACTGCGGCTTTGCTTGACGCTTACACGATATATTTTGAATACGAAGATGAATATTTAAGCATTGTTTAGGAGGTGAGAGAATGGGAAAATTTAAGAACTTTTTAAATTCTGTTCGTAATGTCAGAAAGACAAAGAATTTTTCAAGGGTTGAACTTGTCACACAGAATAATTCAAATTTCTTCTTGTGGGGCAATAGGGCATATGATTCCGACACAGTCCGAGCTTGCGTTAATGCACAGGCTCTCAGATTTTCAAAATTATCAATTAAGCACATAAGGGAAACAATCGTTGACGGCAGAAAAGACCTCTTAATCAATCCCGAACCTTACATCAAATTTTTGCTTGAAGAACCCAACCCGTACACAACAATGGATATGCTCCTATACAGGACAAGTACACAGTTATCGTTATCGGGCAATGCTTTTTGGCTCATCATTAGAGACACAAACGGCTTGCCTACGGATTTGTATTTCATACCGGCTAAATCAGCTACGGACTTGTACGACACTAATGCCAACCTTGTGTATGAATTTATCCTTGCAAACGGCAAGACTTACCGCTTTGCCTCCGAAGATGTCATTCACTTGCGTGATGATTTTGCTGAAAATGACATATTCGGAAGTGGCAAATTTAAGGCTCTTGCTCCTCTGCTTGAAATTGTTGAAACGACTGACAGTGGCATTATTAGCGCTATCCGAAATTCAAGCGTAATTAAATGGTTGCTAAAATATACTTCATCTTTGCGCCCTGAGGATTTGAAGAAGAACGCAAAAGCGTTTGCTGACAACTACCTTAACATCAGCAACAGCTCCGTGGGTGTTGCGGCAGTTGACGCAAAAGTTGACGCAAATCAGATAACCCCGAACGACTATGTTCCAAATGCTTTGCAAATGGATAGAACAAAAAACAGAATTTTAGAACTGTTCAACACCAATGTAAAAATTATCACATCAACAGCGAACGAAGATGAAGAAAACGCCTACTTTGAGGCGGTGATTTCACCTAAAATTATTCAGCTTAAAAATGAGCTGACACGGAAACTATTCACTCGCCGTCAGCGAAGTTGTGGAAATTACATCGCAGTAGGTTCGTTCAATCTACAATCTGCAAGCCTTAAAACAAAACTGAATTTCGCCGGAATGGTAGACCGTGGAGCAATGCTCCCGAACGAATGGCGAGAATCGCTTGGTCTTGCTCCTGTTCCGGGCGGTGATACTCCGCTCAGAAGATTAGATACAGTTGCAGTTGACGAAGGAGGTGAAAATGATGCCGAAAACAATTGAAATTAAAGGCCCTATCATTACGAATGATGATAAGTGGATTTATGACTGGTTTGGAGTAGCCTCCTGTTGCCCTGCCGATATTCGGTCACAGCTTGACGAAGTGGCGGATGATGAGAGTGTACAGGTTGTTATCAATTCATCAGGTGGTGATATCTTTGCCGCCTCCGAAATTTATGATATGCTCGCCGAAAGCAAGGCTACAATCAAGGTTGTTTTTGCCGCCTCTGCTGCTTCATATATCGCTTGTGCGTGCACATCTGAAATTGTGCCAACGGGTATGCTCATGATTCATAATGTTTCAAGCTATGCCGTAGGTGATTACAACGATATGGCACACGAATCAGGCGTGTTACTCAAAGCAAGCAAAGCCGTTGCGACAGCCTACCGACTTAAAACGGGCATGAGTGAGGACGAGCTTATCGGACTTATGGACAAGGAAACTTGGCTCACTGCTGATGAGGCGGTTGAAAAGGGCTTTATTGACAAAGTTACCGAATACACCGAAAAGCCAAAAGAGGTTAAACTTGCGGCAAGTCTTAACGGTCTTATCCCTGATACAATCATCAAACAGATGAGGAATGAAAAAACACAGCTTACAGCAAAACTTGAATTACTCAAACGAAAGGAAGTTGAAGAAGAATGAACAAACAGGAATATCTCGACAAGAGAAATGCTCTTTATGACAAGGCAAAAAAGCTCATTGCAGAAAATAAGCTCGCCGAGGCGAAAGAGATTACACAGCAGATTGACAAGCTCGACAGTGACTTTGAAAATTCTGCCGTAGAAAAGGCAAACAAAAATGCAGAGGAGGGAATTAAAATACCTGCACCATTTGAAAATCACAAGGCAAACATCAACCTCACAGACGAGGACGAACAGGTAACAGATATGTACGCAACACTTGAATACAGAAAAGCTTTTGCTAACTATATTCAGAACGGCGTACCCGTGCCACAGAAGTTTATGAATGTGGCATCACAGACCACATCAAGCACTGCGGCAGCTATTGTGCCGACCACAATGTATCAGCGTTTAATCGTTGAACTCGAAAAAATCGGCGAAATTTACGCAAGAGTGTTCAAGACGGCTTATCCGACAGCACTTCTTATCCCCACACAGAACATCCGCCCGACAGCAAGCTGGGTTGATGAGGAAAAGGGTTCAGACCAGCAGAAAGTAACTACTGACAAGGTTGTCTTTGCCGGCTATAAGCTTGAATGCAAGGTTGCGTTCTCGCTCTTTATGACCAAAACGGCGCTTGATACTTTTGAATCACAGTTTATCGACCAGATTAAGAACGCAGTTGTTAAGGCTTGTGAAATGGCAATTGTTAAGGGTTCGGGTTCAGGTTCGCCAACCGGCATTCTTTCATGTACTCCGCCTGACGGTCAGACAATCGAGATTGCAAAAACCGGCAAGCTTACATATTCAACACTTTGCTCGGCTGAGGCGGCTCTTCCTGCTGCATACGATGATGCTGTATGGCTGATGACAAAGAAGTCATTCTTTGCGTTTATGGGCATCACAGATAGCAACGGTCAGCCTGTCGCTCGTATGTCCGAAGGACTTAACGGCAAGCCGTCACTCTCACTTTTCGGTCGTGCTGTTATCCCGACAGACGGCTATATGGATTCGTACGCTGACACGGTTTCAGCCGACACAACCTTTGCGATGATGTTCAATCTTAACGATTACATCTTCAACGAGGTAATGGGTTTAAGTGTCAAGAAGTACGAAGAGGACGACACCGATAACACAGTCCTTAAAGCCGTAATGCTTGCAGACGGTAAGGTCGTGGATACTCACAGCCTTGTTAAGCTCGTAAAAAAGAGCGCTTAAAAGAGGTTTGAATTATGGCAGTATCTAATGAAATTGAAGCCGTAAAGGTTTCGCTCCGTATCAATACGGTGCTGTTTGACGATGAAATATCTGCCCTCATTGATTCTGCCAAAAGTGACATGGCAGGTGCAGGAGTTAATGTCACTGACAAAAACTCAACTGCACTTGTTATGCAGGCAATCAAATTCTATTGCCGCGCTTATTTCTCGGTTACCGCCGACAGCGAATGGGCACGGCATTACGAAGAATTGCGCGATGCAATGGCTGCGAGAGGAGCGCAAACAGAATGAATGCAGATACTCTTGTTAAACTTGTTGAAAAGTCAGGGCAAACAACCAATGACATCGGCGAAATTGTGTATCAGGAAAAGCTCCGAACAATTTATGCACAACGCAAATATGTTCGACAATCTGAATTTTTTCAGGCACAGGCGAACGGGTTGAAACCCGAATGTATGCTTGAAGTCAACTCGTTCGAGTACCACAACGAAGAATTTTGTTATCTCGAAAATAAGAGGTTTAAGATTTATCGTGCGTATGAGATTAAAGGCACAGAGCGTACAGAGCTGTACTTGACTGATGCGGTAGGTGAAAACAATGTCACTTCCTAAAGCAGTTAAAATTACAAAAAACGGTGTTGAGATAATCAGCAATGTTGACCGCATTCAGTACACGCTTAAAGAGCTTGAGAGAGCCGCTCTGCGTGATGTTGGCAAGTTGGTATGTAAACGGTCACGACAAAAAATAAAACGCAGGACGGGACGCTTAGCGAAAAACACACAGTATTGGGTACGCTCAAAGCAAAAAATTCCTGACTTGCAGGTAGGTTTTAAGCCGGGCGGATTTTACGGACTGTACCAAGAGATTGGCACGAATAAATACCCAAAAATCGGAGCATTAAGTGATGCCGCCGAAAGTAACATCAAAGACATCATAAAAATTGAACAACAGTACCTCAGTGCCGTAGGCACAGAAGAGGCAGAACGAAAAATCAGTGAGGGGGAATACAGCGGTGAATAGCATTAAAAATTTATTAAATGCGGTTTTGTCGCAGTATGTCCCCTCATTTTTTATGGTTGGTGACGGCTTCCCGAGGCTTGTTTACGAACTGAAACAGCTTTACACCGACGAGCCGTACAAGAAATATCTTGTTACGCTTAATCTGTATGATAGGTTCACCACCGAGAAAATCGACAATATTGTGGATAAAATCTATTCGGACATTGCGAGAGCAACCTATACACAGGGTAAACGGCATTACAAATTCTACAATAACAGCGACAGGCAGTATGTCGCTGAATCTGATAAGACAATAAACAGAATAATGGCAACCCTTGAATTGAGGGTTTACGAAAGAGAGGATGATTAAAATGGCAACAGTTAAGCCACGAAAAATTAAACCGTACAGCGGTTATAACGCTAAGACGGCTGACCATATGCTCCTTGACGCAGGTGCGTTTTTTGTAAATTACGATCCTGCTACGGACACATACGCAAGTGCCAAAAAGGCAGGTAAGTGCCTTGGTGTAACTATCAAAGGCGGTGAATATTCAGCGAAGCCGACACTCCGCCGCTTGGAGTTTGACGGCGTAAAAACAAGAACCAAAGGCGACACGGTAGTCGACGGCTGGGAAGTTTATCTTAAAGCAACACTTGCCGAGATGACCACACAAAACTTTATTTACGGTCTTGGTATCGCAGATAAAAGCACGGACGAAAATGTCACAGGTTACGATGTAATCACAGGCAGAGATGTTATTCTTGACAGTGACTACATTCAGAATATCACTTGGGTAGGTTGTCTCCTCGGAGAGGATAAGCCGTGCATTATTCAGGTGTTCAACGGCTTCAACGAGAACGGTCTTACGCTTGCGATTGCAGACAAGGACAACGGCAAGGTAGAAGCTCAGTTCTACGGTAATCTTTCGCCTGAGGTTTATGATTCAGAGGAAGAAATCAAACCGCCGTTTAAGATTTTCAGACCGACAGAAAAAACGGAAACAGCGGAAGCAACGGAGGCATAATTATGAGAAAATTAAGCATTAAAGACGCATTTACTCTTGCTCGCATTATCAAAAAAGCAGACATCAAAGAGGAAATTGCAGACTTCGCAAATCGCATTGCTGTCAAAAACAACAGCAAAGATGAAACGGTCAACACCGAAGCGGTCGGCCTTGAATTTGTGATTACGCTGTTGACTTCTTTGTCGAGCAAAGAAACAGAACAGGAATTTTATTCATTGCTGGCCGATATCAGAGGCGACATTACGGCAGATGATGTAAGTAAATTAAGTATCCCCGAGGTTCTTGACAATGTAAAGGCAATCATCAGGGAGAATGATATTAAGAGTTTTTTTACCTCGCTCTCAGCCTTGAAGTAAGAACATTTGGAATGCTCATGCAGTATTGTTGCGGTAATGCTGCCATACTGCATGAGTTGTCTTTCTCCAATGCTGTCGAAATTATCAAAAACGCTATAAATGACCGTAATGATGAATTGCTTTACAAAGCCTATATTTTGACTGTTATAGGAAATTTCACAGGCTTGTCGTACATGGATTTTGTAAACAAGGCAACAGGCTCGACACGGTCTGAAAGCGTTGAGAGTGTCAATACAGAGGAAATCGAAAGAAAAGTTGAAAACTATCTTGATAACTACAAATGGGAGGAGGTGTAGCTAATGGCTGTTGAAATATTTAAATTGTTCGGCTCGATTTTTGTTAATAACGATGAGGCAAATAAATCAATCGCCGAAACCGAGAAAAAAGGTAAAGGTGTTGCCGCAACCTTAGGTAACGGTATCAAAACCGCAGGCAAATGGGGAGCGGCAATGGTCGGAGGTGCGGCGGCAGGTGTCGGAGCATTATCGTCAGTTGCCGAAAATACCAGAGAATACCGCACCGAAATGGGTAAACTCGACACAGCTTTCACCACAAACAAATTTACAGCGGCAGATGCAAAACAGACTTACTCTGACTTGTATGCCGTAGTCGGTGACAGCGGACAGGCAACTGAGGCGGCTAATCATTTATCATTGCTTTGCGATTCCACAAAAGACCTGCAAAGTTGGACAGAGATTTGCACAGGTGTTTACGGTCAATTCGGTGATTCCTTGCCTATTGAGGGTTTGACAGAGGCGGCAAACGAAACCGCAAAAGTTGGACAGGTAACAGGTCCGCTTGCCGATGCTCTTAACTGGATGGGTGTGTCAGAAGATGAATTTAATGAAAAACTTGCAAAATGCTCATCAGAACAAGAAAGACAGCAGTTAATCACATCAACTCTCACAAGCTTGTATTCGGATGCCTCTGCTCAGTACAAGGAAACAAACGGCGATGTAATGGAATCTAACAGAGCTCATCAGCAGCTGTCTGATACAATGGCGCAAATCGGTGCTGTCGCTGAACCTGTCCTTAACTCTCTTATCGGTCTTGGCGGTAAACTTCTCGAACAGCTCTCACCATTGATTGAGAGTGTGGCAAACAACCTTGCCCCTGTTTTAATCAACATTTGCGAAGAGGTAGCACCGATAATTGTGTCAATGCTCGAGCAGATAATGCCGTTAATTGAGGAGTTACTACCGTTTATTGCTCAGCTTATGGAGCAGTTAGCCCCTCTCATTGTACAGATTGTTGAACAATTATTTCCGCCTTTACTGCAAATTATACAGGACTTGTTACCGTATTTCATGCAGATAATTCAAGCTATAATGCCGTTATTCAGTACGCTTGTCGAACTTTTAATGCCCGTAATCGAGATGTTCGTTCAGCTTGCCGGCGTATTGCTCAATGGATTGTTGGCGGCACTTACTCCGATTATAGAGGATTTAGCTACATTTTTGAATGATTTGCTTACACCTCTTATTCCGATTATAAGCGAATTATGTAACACGATTGTCGGCATTTTACAGCCTGTTCTTGAACAGCTATCACCTGTCATCTCACTGGTTTTTGACGCTCTTCGACCAGTTCTTGACCTACTCGGTGAAATGCTTGAAACACTCATCCCTGCACTTGTTCCGGCAATTGAATGGCTTGCACATATTTTTTCGGAGGTTTTAGGCGGTGCAATTAAAGGAGTCAAAAAAATTCTTGAACCGCTTTCGGGGATTTTTAATGGAATTGTAGATTTCGTAAAAGGTGTTTTTTCGGGAAACTGGGAACAAGCGTGGAACGGTGTTGTTAACATTTTCAAGAACGTTTTTAACCTTTTACCTGCATTCGTTGAGAATGTAATCAACGGCATTATTTGGATTATTAATAAATTGTTGGAAGGCGTAAACTGGGCAACATCAATGATTGGTTGGGAAATAGATCCGATTCCGGAAGTAACCTTACCTCGTTTCCGTGCCGGTATTGATTATGTTCCACACGATAAGTTCGCCGCATATCTTGATGCCGGTGAGGCAGTTCTTACAGCTCAAGAGGCTGAGGAATACCGTCAGTCAAAGCGTGAAGGTAGAGGCTCGGTATTTGAAAACGATTCAACCAATATAGTCAACAATATCAGTATTAACATTCCTTCTGTTGCGATTAATAACGATATGGACATTGACAGCTTGGTTGATGATATCAGCAACAGGCTTGCCGATGAAATAACAAGGAGGCAGAAAGCGTATGCATAACTTTTATTTTGGCGGTAAATGGTTATCGTATTTTGGCGGTCGTATCGCGCAAGCGCCACAGCACGAAATCCCTGTCAGAGATGTTTCAACGGTTGAAATCCCGTGCAGAGACGGTGATGTTTTGCTTGATAACGGGCGGTGGCAGAATGTTGAATTTGAGCGTGAAATCTGCTTCTTACCGTATTTATCCGAACTGTCAGCAAAGCACCTTGCAAGGGCTGTGATTGAATGGCTGACCTTAAATCGTGGCTACCAAAAGTACAAGGATACTTATAACCCCGGATATTTCACCGAGGCTTATATTTCAAACACTGACGATATTGTTCGTGAACTCCCAACATTACTTACAACAAAAATCAAATTCAACCGCAAGCCGTGGTGGTTTTCAGAGCTTGGACAGCGGACTATTGATTTCGAGGCTAATAAATTGGTTTCATTGCACAATCCCGAACGATATGAATCCTTGCCTACTATCATCATAACTAACACGAATGTTAGTGGTGGTACTACAGCTATTGCTAAAGTTAGCATAAACGGCGAATCGCTCAATTTGAAGTGTACGGGCGGTGATGATTATGCCATACTTGACGGCGAAACCATGCAGTATATAGCTTACAAATCAGACGGTACAACTAATTTTGTTGACGGCACTATACCTCCTAAATTAAAGGTCGGTGACAATCAAATCGTTGTAACTGCATATAAAAATGCATTGCTGTCAATAAGACCGAACTGGAGGAGATTATAAAAATGTTTCCTTTGTTGTATAAATCAGATTTTAAAACAATCAGCCCAAGTGGATTTAACCTGCTCGGACGGATTACGAAAATAATCAGTGGTAAAGTTACCGAGGAACGAAACGGTGATTATCTGCTCGAAATGGAACTATCAACAACGGACAGATGTGCTGATTTGCTCGACACTCAGTATTTCGTTAAAGCAAAACCAAACCCAACCGATGAACCGCAGTATTTTGAAATTTACGATTTGCAGTACAAAGACAAAAAATCAATTACGGTTAAAGCAAAGCACATCAAGCACAATTTGTACAACAACTTTTTGGTCGAAACTTCTAACCAAACTGATGTAGTGCACACTCCAAAGGAATGGTGGTATTTGCTTTGCACAGGGCGCCCTGAAGGGCTTCAAACGCAAATGACTTTGTGGGAGCATTATTTTGTTTTTTCGTCAGATATTACCACGAAATCATCTATGACGCTTGGATTTTGCACGCCTTGTACTCTTGGTGATTTTATGGGCGGAGCTGACGGCTCACTTGTTGATGTTTTCGGCGGTGAATATAAATACGACAACTTTAATGTATCGTTGCTAAAAAACCGTGGGGTGGTTACAGACTGCCATTTGCGCTGGGGCAGTAACATCAGCAGTCTTACGCAAACGCTTAATTCAGACGACATCTGTTCCCATGTTGCAGCGTATGCCACTTGCCATGATACATATAGCGACAAGAACGTCATCCTCTGCTCACAACCGCAAGAACTCAAAACCCATAAATCTAAGCTAACTAAGGTGAAAACGGTTGATGTTTCGGACGGAGGCTCGGTCTACATTGGCGATGAAACGGGTTACTGGAACTTCAATGCCCATACAGGTGAGAACAAAGATTTCTTGATTCAAAAGCTAAATATTCAAGCACAGGTTCTAAGAGGACAACTTGTAAATACAAACGGAGCGCCTACGCTTAATGTAAAGGTTGACTATCCGCCTACACTTAATGAAATGCTTGGACTGCATTTATGTGATACGGTGTATGCCGATACTGAAAACGATAGCTTGCAAGCAAAAATAATTAAAACAGACTATGATTTTGTGCTTGAACGGTGGAATAGTCTCGAACTCGGCACAGCGAAGTCAAAGTTATCTGATTATATAGTTAAATGAGGTGAAAAAATTTGAACATTAATCATACAAAAATGACACTCGAAATCAACAGCTGTAAGAATTACGAAATTTTAGAAGTCAGACAGGGCGATAAGGGCTCACGCATTATTGATTTTGCGTTCACCGTCAACGGCGAAACTGTTAACCTTGCCTCTACAATGTCAGCTAAAGTCAATGCTACGGTTGACGATGTAATCGTTGCGGACAGCGTTGCCGCAGTCGTTGACACCGAAAATAATGTAGTCACAGTTACGCTTACGGACGCAATGCTTGCTTTGTCAGGCATTTGCAAAATGGATATTGTGCTTACAGAAGGCGATGAAATCATAACCGCTGAAACCGTTTGTTTGCGTGTAGGAAAAAGCGTAATCAACGATGATAGCAAAGCCTTCCCAGGAGCAAGCTCTATTGCAGAAATCACAAAAGAAGTCGAAAATGCAAGAGGTAGTTCTAATTCGCTTGGAGCAAGGCTTGATAAGACAGACAAGAGTATTGCCCGAAAGCTTGATTCAATGCCGTTCGACAGCGAACCAAAAAATAACAGCCCGTGTTATCTGACAAGCGGTACGGTTTACAGCGCTCTGCTTGTTAAAGCAGATAAAACCACCTTGGCGACTAAATACGATTCATCAAATATTGAAAGCGGTACATCAACACTCACACCTTATTCAACTGTTGCGGATAAAATCAAAAGTGCAAACTGTACATATAAGACGATTGGTGACATCGTAATCGTCAGTGCAACGGTCAAAATGAACGCAGTATCTCTTGGCGGCAATAGCATGTGTCCGCTGATTGATTTGCCGTACAAATGTATTTCCGAGGACAATGTTTTTTGTGTTGGTATTTCAAACCTTGGCAAGCTCTTTAAATTTGCCATTCCGAAAAATAACACTTGGCTACAGTTTTCGACTCAGGATAAGACCGTATATACATTCGCAGACGGCGAGCAAATTAATGTGATTTGCTTGTACAAAATTAAATAACGGAGGTATGAAAAATGGAACTTAAAGAAAAAATCACACTTGATATGCTCACAAAGGACAGCGTGTCGGTACTCAGACAGCAGTTTTTGACCTTTAACGGTGAAGAAATGCAGGTCGGCGGAAACATCCGCAACGCATACATGAACAGCAAATCGGGCAGAGAACAGCTCAAAACGGTGCTGTCTGATGAATACTACAACGCAGTAATGGCAGTTTGGGGCGACAATCCAACCGTTGACGAGCCGACAGAAAGCGAGGTGTAAACAATGAAAGAAAACATTTTACAGGCATTATTTGCCACTGTGTGCGGTGCAATTGTCGCATATCTTAACATCTTGCTTGTGCCGTTTGCGGTGATGATTGCGGTAATGATTATCGACTACATCACAGGAATGGCACAGGCATACATCAGCCACACGCTTAACAGCCGTGTCGGGGTAACTGGTATCATCAAAAAGGTAGGCTATATCGTAGCTGTAGCGGTCGGTATTGTTGCCGACTATCTCATCAGTTCGGCACTTGTCAACTGCGGAATCGATCTGCGGATTAACTACTGTATCGGCATGATTGTTACGATTTGGTTTATCATCAACGAGTTGATTTCAATCTTAGAAAATCTCTCGGAAATCGGTATTCCATTGCCGAAATTTTTGGTATCAATCGTTAAAAGGCTGAAAACCACAGTCGAAACGAAAACAGATTCAGAAAGTGAGGAATGACTATGAGTAATTCAAAACTTGTAAATTACACTAAATTATCGCCAAATCACAGCGGTAAGCGTACACACAGCATTGACCGAATCACTCCGCATTGCGTAGTCGGACAGTGCTCTGTTGAAACTCTCGGAAATATTTTTCAGAATACAGCTTGTGAGGCAAGCTGTAACTACGGAATCGGCTATGACGGCAGAGTGTTGCTCTGCGTTGATGAAGGTAATCGTTCTTGGTGTAGTTCATCAAACGCAAATGACCAGCGTGCAGTCACAATCGAATGTGCAAGCGACACGGTAGCTCCGTACACCATGAACAGCAAGGTTTATAACAAACTCGTTGCACTCTGCGTTGACATCTGCAAGCGAAACGGCAAAACTAAACTGCTTTGGTTCGGTAATGAGGACAAGACTTTAAACTATTCGCCAAAATCAGGCGAAATGGTCTTGACTGTACATAGGTGGTTTGCAAATAAATCCTGCCCAGGTGACTGGCTCTATAACAGGCTCGGCAATCTTGCAGACGAAGTAACTGCACAGCTCGACGGTAAAACATCAAATAAGGAGAATGAGGAAATGATTAAATACGGCGCACACAATACAGCAACACTTGCGTTTAAGAAGCAGTTGATTACACTCTACAACATGAAAATCATCAAGACAAAGGTTGACAACTCAAACGGTTTCGGTGACGGTACTCTGAAAGCTGTAAAAGAGGCACAGAGAGCAGGTAAGGTCACAGTTGATGGTATTGTCGGTGAAAAGACAATCAATGCTATCTATCATCTTATCAATGACGGTATTCGAGCAAAAGACAGCAAAATCGCCAACGCAAAAAAGGCACTCAGCTGATTAAAACCTAAAGGACATTTAACACATAATTGCAAAAAACTCCCCTCATCCGCCGTAAAAAGTGGATGAGGGGGATTTTGTTATTTGTTATTATTTTCTTCTGCAATCCTTTCAAGCTCACGAATTATGAGTTTTTCAACGTATGCGGGAGGCTTCCTGATGCCAGCTTCCCAATTTTCAATAGTTCTTTTAGGAATTTCAAAAACTTCGCTCATTCTCTGTTGAGTTAGTCCGGCGCTGAGCCTTGCTTCTTTAATTGTTGTCAATCTTATCAACCCCTTTCAAGTAGCCATCTATCCAAATGACCTTGCCTGTCTTATATCGGCGGAAGTGCCCACGAACTTGGAACACGCCCTCGGGGCTTCTGTGACGACCAACCGAGGCGGCGTAGAGTTGGTTCTGGAACGGTCTGAATACGATTGTTTTATCGCCTTTTTGATTCTTTCCTACAGCGGAAAATTCTCGCTTGTCACGGTCAAGAAAATTTCCATACCATAAGAAAGCGTTCGTGTGAATATACGAAGTTATCAAAATCATCATCACATTAAGCTGTTCTTGGCTCATTTCAGTTTCTTCTGCAATTTTATAATGAATTTGAAAATCGTTCGCACCTTCGGGAGTAGGGAAGAACTCGCCTTTAGCGAACAGTTTTTTGTTGATTTTCAGAGAGAATTTTCTTTCAAGTCCTTTCGATTCGACATATAGCGCGTATTCAGGATTATCTTTTTTGCGTATTTCACATTTTTGGAAAAACGGTTCAGCTAAGGAACATTTCAATCTGTCTTTGTCAGCCCATTCTCTAAGATAAGAGTAGGCGGATTTTTCAATGTATATGGTATTCAAGAGATGATTTCAGCCCCTTTTACATCGAGAAAAGTTACATTCGGATTTTCTGTTCCTAATGTATATTCATCACTTTCATCGTCTTTATATATTACTTCTGCAAGTCCGATGCATGAATTATGTTCACGATAAGTGCTGACTACCTCATATGTGCCGTTATAATCATTAATCCATGTTCCTTTTTTAAGATTTTTGAAATCGTTAAATGTTTTGATTTTCATAGTGTTTTCTCCTTTTTTTACTTAAACGAAATCTGACCAGTGGTCGTTAAAAAGTTCAACTGCTCTGTCGTAATCATCCGTATAGATAACTTTGTGGTTGGAATCATCGGGAACATCTTCTTCAACAAGAACAGACTTCGGAA